GTCGGTCGAGTTGTGGCGTGGCGTGAAGGCGTCGTCCACGGAGGGTCCCGGTCTCGCCCCGATCACGGGGAAGGCCCGCACGCGGCCCCTGTCGAGTTGGGCGTACGAGTCACTGGCGGCTGAGAGTTTCGCTGGTGACAACGGCGTGCTCATGCGGGCCGTGGTTCCCGCGTCCAGGATCCTGTCGACGGGCACCACCGGCGTCGGCTGCCTTTCGGAGGCCGAGATGGTCGTCCTGGGCGGCGAGATCGACGTCCACGCCAAGACAACCGCCGACTGGTGGGGCAATAAGTGACCGTGTTCGACGTCGACTTCGACGACGCTCACGCGGACTGGCCGAAGCGGACCGACGACCGTCGAAGTGCGCTGGTGCTCAACGGGTTTACGGCGTCGCGGTCGATGGAGTTGCGGCACCCCGGCCACGCGGACCAGACATCGCATGGGTCGTGGGCGACGGGGGTCGCGCGCGCGGTCGGGTTCGGGCAGGGCGACACCGTCAACGTGATCGCGGGATCGAGGCCGACGACCGGGTACGTCGTCGCACGGAAGTCGGGCGACGAGTTCGCGCCCGGCGTGACGAACGGGATCACGATGTCGGCGCACACGTTCTTCGGGCCGCACGGGCCGAGGCAGTTGGCGCAGTACGTCCAGGCACGCAAGGCCGCGCTCGACGGCGACACCATGGTCGGGATCTGGCATGACCGGGCGCACGCGGAGGTCGCACTCGACCTCGTCGAGGTCGTGCAGGACCGGGGCGGCGCCGTCTCGCTCGGCTCCGCGAACGACCAGCAGGCGATCTTCCACATCGACTCGGGCACGGTCATCGACACCGGCGGCAGCGGCGACAGGAGCCTTCATGGAGATCACGATCGTCGACCCGCCGGTCGAGGAGGACGCGGACCTGGAGGCGTGGGCGGCGACGGTGATCAGCCGCGTCCGCTCTACGACCTGACCGACCTCCGCTTCAACCCGAACCAGCCGCGCGACGCACAAGGCCGCTGGGGCAGCGGCGGGGTGGGCTCGTGGGCGCCCAGCGAGCAGAACGAGACCGTCGTCGACTCCGATGGCATCACCCGCCGGATCGGCGGCGTCGAGCCCGTCGACTACGACACCCTCCCAGACCGCGCCCGCCAGCACGTCCAGGCGTACGTCGACAAGTACGGCATCGACGTCGACGGCATGGCCGACGACATCGTCGCGGCTTTCGACAACCCGGCAAACAGCGAGCGCGGAATGCGCTGGTACGAGGACGAAATGCAAGCCGATGCCCGAGGACTGGCGCGCGAGTTCGACGTCCCGCTCGACGTCGCGATGGGAACGCTCGCGATCACGTCAGCGCGGAACCGGTGGGTGCAGGCGGACGGGGTCACGAAACCCAACACGGACACCGCCCGCGCGTACCTGCGCGACTGGCGTGCGGGCAGGTTCGACGGCATGACCGCAGCGGAGGCCGCCGCGACCGTCCAGTCCGGCGGCTACCTGCAACAGGAGGGCTTCGGGACGAACGTCGTCGCGATGCTCAAGGGCGATCGCTCCGTCGCTGACGCCGTCACCGGCGCGAAGCGGACCTCGTTCTTTAACGACGGCACGGACCCGTACGGGTCCCGCTCGATCACGAACGACGTGTGGATGGCGCACTACATGACCCGCAGGTCCAGCGGATCGACGACGGTCGACGAGGCCACCGGCGAGGCCCGCACTGTCTCTGCCCTGACCGACGATCAAGTCCAGTCGGCGCTCTCCTCGCCGCCGCCCGCCTACCTGACGAGTCTGGGGGTGCGGCAGTCGCCCGCGTACGTCGTGCTGTCGACCGCGACGCTGCGCGCACACCAGCGTCTTATCGATGCCGGGCGTATCCCGCCCGACTCCGTCCCGTCCGGCGTCCAGGCGACCGGGTGGATGGCCCAGCCGGGAGGGATCGCATGAGGATGGCGCTGGACGATTTGAGCGACGTCGAGTACGACGCCGCCGCGATCCGTCAGCACACGGCGGGAAAGCCGCCTGTCCGGTCGGCTGACTCCGTCTACCTCGAACCGGGGCTCATCGACTACGCGCATCAGAACTCGGCGGCGTGGGAATTGCTCCGCGAACAGGACCCGGCGGTTGCCGAGCGGCAGTGGGCGGTACTGGACAAGGACTTCGGGCCGATCATCGTGCGGGATCCACGTTGATCACGTCGGTTGTCGAGGTCGCGGGCATCGCGCTCATCACGGTCGGCGTCGGCATGCTCGCCGGGGTTCCGGTCGGCCTCATCGTCCTGGGCGTGTTCGCGCTCGCCGCCGCTTGGCGAATGACAAGGGAGGGAGGCGCATGAGCCTGCTCTTCCCGAAGCCCCGTAAGCCCGAGGAGCGACTCCTGTCGTCCTCCAGCATCTGGGGGACCGTCGACCCGATCGCCGCGTTTTTGAACGGCTCGAACGCTCAGCCAGCCGACGAGTCGCTGCTGCGGCTCGCGCCCGTGTACTCGGCGACCCGGCTCATCGCCGACCAGATCGCCGCGCTCCCGTGCAGCGCATACACCGAGTCCGGCGGCATCAACGTGAAACTCAAGACCCAGCCGCCGCTCATCGAGGACCCCAGCCTCTACGGCACGCGGTACGACTGGACGCACCGCATGATGACGGGGCTCCTCCTGCGCGGCAACGCGGTCGGGCTGCGCGGATCCGAGTACCGGGGCAGGCCCGGCAAGATCGAGTGGCTCGACCCGACGCTCGTGACCTGCCAGGAGTCGATGCCGGGAAAGCCGTTGTACTACAACGGCAGCCCGCTCGTCGAGGGCGAGTTCGTCCACATCCCCGCATACGTGCTGCCAGGAGTCCGGTGGGGGTCATCGCCCATCGGATCGTTCAAGTCCGTCATCGAAGGCGCCCTAGCCGCGCAGGACTTCGCAGCCGACTGGTTCACCAGCGGCGCCCCGGTGCCGAAGGGAATCCTCCGCAACACCGAGCAGCCCGTCGTCGCCGAGGCGGCCAAGGCCGTGAAGGAGTCGTACAAGAGCAACATGTCGCACGGCGACGTGTTCGTCACCGGCAAGGACTGGGAATGGACATCCGTCCAACTCCCCGCCGACGACATCCGGTTCATCGAGATGATCCGCGCGAGCGCCACGCAGATCGCGTCGATCTACGGAGTGCCCCCGGAGATGATCGGCGGCGAGACCGCGTCATCGCTCACGTACGCGACGGTCGAGCAGAACATGCTGAACTTCTCCACCCTCACCCTGCGACCCTGGGTGACCCGCATCGAAGCGGTCCTCACCTCACTGCTGCCGCGCGGCCAGTACGTGAAGTTCAACCTCGACGCCGTCGTCCGCTCCGACACGCGCACGAAGTACGACGTGATGAAGATCCAGTCCGAGATGAAGCACCGCACCCCGAACGAACTGCGAGCCCTCGACGACTTGCCGCCGCTGCCCGGCGGCGACGAGTTCCCCAAGCCACCGCCCGCACTCGCAGCCCCCGCCGCACCCGAGCCCGAGCCCGATGACGACGAACCCGCGACCCGGCACCTCCCCGGCAAGCACGACCAGAGCAGCCACGGCAAGGCCGGTGGTGGGTCGCAGGGCAGCGGCACGGCGGACGACCCTATTCGCACCGGCGACGTTGACGTCGCCGCCGAGGCGATCCTCGCCGGGAAGCACGTCGAACTGAAATCGACCGAGCAGGTCTCGACGCTGCTCGGCGAACTGAAGAGCCGTGTCGACGCGGCGAAGGCCGACAGCGGCAAGGCACCGGACATCAATTTGTGCCACGTCACCGTCCCCAAGACGAACCTGTTCTGCGCTGGCAACGTGGGTCGGACCCGCGTCCAGATGCCGCAGTTGAAGGGCAGCAACCCGGTCGCCGGTTCGCCCGCATCGACGATGCCCCGCAACGAAAAGGGCGAGGTCGACCTGGGGCCGGGATTCGTCGACCACGTGCGCGGTCGCGGGATCGCCGTCACCGACGCCCGCATCGACGCCTCGCACCTGAAGTCGTCGCAGTCCGAGTTGGACGCGGCCAAGACCCTCGGCATCGCCCAGGCGATGCGCGACGGGACCGCCAGCGAGGAGTCGATCTTCGTGACCCGTGACAACTACATCATCGACGGCCACCACCGATGGGCCGCGACTGTGTCCAACGAGTACATCGACGGCCAGATGTTGACGATGCCGGTGCGCGTCCTCGACATCGACATCGTCACCGCGCTCGGAATGGCCGACGAGTACACCGCCCAGCAGGGCATGCCGACATCGCCGATGGACCGACGGTCGGTCATGTTGACCTTAAGGAGATCCCGATGACTGACATCGAGCGCAGGTACGCGCGCGGCGCCGTCGAACTCAGAACCCTCGACGACCGCAACACCCTCGCCGGTTACGCGGCAGCGTTCAACCGATCGTCGCAGAATCTCGGCGGCTTCATCGAGCGGATCGCGCCCGGCGCGTTCACCAGGACCCTCTCGCACGCCGGTGACGTGGTCGCCCGCTTCAACCACTCCGACGACTGGCTCCTCGGCAGGACGTCGTCGGGCACGTTGCGCGTCTGGGCCGACGCGCGCGGCCTGCCGTACGAGATCGACCTGCCCGACACGCAGGCGGGCCGCGATGTCCGCGAACTCGCACGACGCGGCGATGTCCGGCACAGCAGTTTCGCCTTCCATTCGATCCGAGACGACTGGTCGACGACCCCCGATGGCACCCCGCTGCGGGAACTCCGCGAGGTCCAACTCATCGACGTCGCCCCGGTCACGTCCCCCGCGTACTTGGACACCGACGTGTCGCTGCGATCGCTGGCCGTGCGACTGGGCACCGGCATCGACGACGTCGCCAAGATCGCACGACGCGGCGGTCTCGCCGCACTCATCACCCACGAACTCCCACCCGCCGAACCGGCGGTGACCGTGGCCGACCCGAGCGACCCTCACTCGGCCCCGATCGATATCCGCGCGCGGCGCGCGGAGTGGATCTCCCGCCGCTGAGGATCGCAGCACCGCACCCTCACCCACCAACACCAACATTCCTTCGACCCCTTGAAAGGGGCTATCAGTCATGTCCACATACACGAAGAAACTGCGCGAGGACCGCGCGAACATCTGGGAAGGCATCAAGGCCGACCTCGACATCGCAGCAGCCGAGAGCCGATCGCTCACCGCCGAGGAGGACGCGAAGTTCGCGGCGGCATCCGCCGACCTCGACGCGATCGACGAGCGGATCAAGAGCCTCGAAGGCGCCGAACTGCGCGCAGTCGAGCACGACCAGCGCCTCGCGGAGATCGAGTCGCGCGGCGGCGTCAAGCCGATTGACCCGCCGGTCGAGGACGACGTTGCGGCGCGGGTGCGCGCATTCTGCCGTGGCGAGATCCGGTCGATGGAGTTCGAGATGCGCGACATCGCGCCCCTCAACACCCTCGGCACGACCGACGGCGGCGACCTCGTCCCCGTGTCGTTCATCAACCGGCTCACCGACTACATGCGTGAGAACTCGGGCGTGCTGCGCACCAACCCGACGCAGATCACCAGCGCGACCGG